TAGGGTTTTGAGCTGCTCGGCGGGTTTACGCAAGGTTTTCTGTAGACTATCATTTGTGCTGAATCCAATAATAGTGTTGTTTTTGACTGTGAAGTTGCCCACATGTTCATCGGCTACCAAATGTATGAGTTTGCGTTTTTTGGTGTCATATAACCAGGCTTCGCTTTTGTCAACTAACTGTGCTGCTGGCAAGGATTTGAGGCTGAGTTCAGCAAACTCTGCTTGAAGCTTGAACTTGGCTGCACGTTTTTCTGGTGGCACTGTTTTGACTTTGCGTGGTTTGCGTTCGACTTTCTTGATCTGCACATAACTGCCACAGTCAGCAATCACAAGTTCGGCAAACTTCACAACATTGCGCATCTGTATTTTTGAGAAGTTGCTGTATCCTTCCACTAGTTGTGCATCTTTACCAGCCACTGCTTGCTCGTATTCTTCAAGTCTGCGTTTCCAACCGTCAGCAACAACGTTTATCATCTGTGGGCTGATGTTCATACCGCGTATCATGGCAATGGGTTTGATGTCTGCTGTTAGCTTTGCTCCTGCTACAACAAAGTCATCAAACATGCTGTCAATCTCAGCAGCACATTCTCTAGCACGTTCACGCAAGTGATCTTGAATGTTGGGCTTGGTCACTGCTGCTTCTTCCTTGACTGCAGGTGCTTTTGCCGGACGATGTGTGTCCAATAACTGCCGTACGGCTGTGGTGAGTTGAGCATGTTCATGCTCGGACAGCGTCAGCCCCATGGTGTTCATCCTAGCCAACCACCCAATTGTGGGGCTGATTGCTTGCTCAGGTACACTTTTCCAGGCACGGGCCTCAGCCCGTTGATCGTTACGCTCTAACCAATCTAACAGAAATGCTTTGGCATCAGTTTTGCTACAGTAATAATTGTACCAACTAAACGCCCGGGTCAATGCGCTTTTGCGTTCTTCTGTAGGTTGTAATCGCCAATTGGGCTCGTCACCGGTGTGTTTGGTGTCTGGGCTGCGTGGGTTGATGGGTTTGGGTGCTTTCTGAGTTGCAATCATGTTAACTCCTTTTTACTGATATAGATAATTATAGCAGTTTTGCTCTTTTTGGTCAACAACTAAAATTCCCGTACAATAAATAGCTAATAGGACCTTATCATGCCAAGACTTAGTTTATACCGCCCAAACCGTACCAAGGATTACCAGTTTTTTGACCGTACTATTTCGGAGATGTACACTGTTGGCGGGTTAGACATGTATGTCCACAAATACATGGGACCAGTGCCCACTGCACCTGATGATTCATCTGCAGCTAACTCTGATGCTACTTTACCAAATTACAGTCAAAGCAATCCCTTGTTCATTGAGGATTTGTTGCTGCTAGAAAATAGAGATCGAGTGTATGATCCTGATGTTTATATCATGCGCGGAATATATCGCGCACAGGATATTGATTTTGATTTGACTCAGTTTGGCTTGTTCTTGAACAACGACACACTGTTTATCACATTCCACTACAACGACATGATTGATACGTTTGGTAGAAAACTGATGAATGGTGATGTATTAGAGATTCCAAACTTAAAAGACTATCATCCGTTGAGTCAAGCCATACCCAAGGCCTTGCCTAAGTTTTATGTCATACAAGATGCCAGTTTTGCCAGCGAAGGATTCAGTCAAACATGGTTGCCACACCTTTGGAGAATCAAAGCCACTCCCATGGTCAATGCACAAGAGTATCAATCAATCTTGCAGCAACCATTTGAGCCGGACAATATTTGGGACAATGGGAATTTTTATCCCACTGGTAGTATTGTCAACGCTGACAACAAATATTATGTGGCAATTAAAAATGTTCCGCCCGGAACACCAATTACTGACACTTTCTATTGGATTGAGAAAACTGATCCCAATACCATCGCCGACTCAGCTAGTACAAGAAACAAAGATCTTGAAATCAATGATGCTATCTTGATCCAAGCCGAAGCCGAAGTTCCGTTGTCAGGATACGACACAGTTAAGTTTTACATTTTACCAACCAATGCTGACGGATCGCCAGCTGATCCAAGTACATATACTTCGGATGATACAACGCCAGATGCAAGTCGCACAGTTACAAATGAAAACACAACTCCTCGTGCAGATGGTTATACCTCAGGATACCTAACTGGGGACGGTATTGCGCCAAACGGATTGCTAGTGACACCGGGAGTTGCTTTCCCATTGCAAGCGCAACTAGGCGAATACTGCTTGCGATTGGATTATTTCCCCAATAGATTATTCCGTTTTGACGGAGCTCGTTGGGTCAAGATTGAAGAAGTTGTGCGCACACAGCTTACCCCAGGGGCAGACAACAATACTTTACGGTCAACGTTTGTCAACAATACATACACTACATCAACCAATGATCTTGGTAATATACCTAGCCGTCAGAGTCTTAGCCGAGCACTTAAACCGCAAGCAGACAACGGAGACCAAGGTGGCAACAAACCAAGAAAGCCGTACCCAGACACACAACCAGGACAGAAATCAAGTTAAACTATGCAAAGTTTCTTTTATGATGGTCAAATCCGCAGATTCTTGCTGCAGTTTACAAGAGTCTTTTCAAACTTCCAAGTAGAGTTTGGACAGAATCAAGCCGGTGTGTCGCCACCTGATACTTTGGTACGAGTTCCAGTGCGATACGGCGATGCTAGTCGTAATGCTCAAACCATTATCCAACAGAACTCTGCCAATATGATGCCAACAACACCGTTGATGACATTCTACATTGTGAACTTGGATTATGATCGCGGACGTATTCAAGAACCAACATTTGTAGACAAGATCAATGTGCGACAACGTTATTATGACACTGACACTGATGCTTACGAAGTCACACAGGCCAATGCGTTTACTATTGAACGATTGATGCCTGTGCCTTACAAGCTCACGTTAAATCTTGATATCTGGACATCCAACACCAATCAAAAAATGCAGTTGCTTGAACAGATTCTAACGCTGTTCAACCCTAGCTTGGAAATACAAAGCACAGACAACTATATTGACTGGACTAGTTTAAGTGTGGTTGAACTTGAATCTGTGACTTGGAGTAGCCGCAACATACCGCAAGGCACTGACGATCAAATTGATATCTGTACATTGCGTTTTGGATTGCCAATTTGGATCAGTGCTCCGGCTAAGATCAAGAAGTTGGGCGTGGTGGAACGTATTATTGCCAGTGTGTACGACTCACAAGGCGATGCCAGCAATGCCATCATTGAAAGTGATTTGCTATTAGGCACTCGTATCAAAGTTACCCCATACAATTATCAGGTATTGCTGTTGAATGGTCAGCTACAAATTCTACATTCACAGGATGTTATCAGCGAACCAATAACCAGTTTAACTCCGCCATCAAGTCCAGTTGATGATCAATTGGTGTGGCCAACAGTTATTGATATCTATGGTGCGTTGCGTCCAGGTATTAGTTATGTTGTACTTGACAATCCTTGGGAACCTGATACTCAGATTGTTGGCACAGTGGCTATTAACCCTGCTGATGATAGATTTTTATTATTCAACGTAGATTCCAGCACTGTACCTGCCAATACATTGGCACCTGTTGATGCTGTGGTAAATCCTCAGTTAAGTGCTCCTGGTGATGGACTAGATTCAAGTTTAACTGGTCAAAGATATTTGTTTACTGAGCCAACCGGCAGTGCCAGTAATTCTATGCAAGCCTATGATCCTTTGCAACAGGCCTATTATACTATTGATACTAACCCGTTGGCATGGCGCGGAGTCAATGGACAACCTCTAATTGCAAATGCCAATGACATAGTAGAATTTGATGGTCAACGATGGAGAGTTGTATTTGATTCGCAGTCACAAGGCGGCGATATTCAATATGTGACTAATGTCACAACAAGTATACAATACAAGTGGATTCCACCCAATACCGATGGTGATATACCTGACGGTCAGTGGGTCAAAAGCTACGATGGGTTATATCCCGGAGGCTCGTGGAATCTTATATTGTAAACGCAGTTGGTATTTGGTTTTTTAGTCGCGCCACTCGTAGATATCTTTACCTTCTTAGAAACGACACACGGCACCCTGACTCATGGGGGCTGCCTGGTGGCAAATGCAATCGCAACGAAAGTTTATTAGACGGTATATTAAGAGAGTGTCAAGAAGAACTTGGAATAAGTTTTGCATCTAGTAAATTTTTACCCATAGAAAAATTCACCAGTGCTGAAGGAACATTTGTTTACAACACATTCTTTTGTGCAGTAGATCAAGAATTCTTGCCTACGTTAAATGACGAGCATCAAGGCTATGCTTGGATTGATTCCGGAGTGTGGCCAAGGCCCATGCATCCGGGCCTTTGGAATACAGTTAATTTAGATACAGTACAACAGAAAATTCAATTGATTGAACAGGGGTTATAGTCGTCCAACGACAATATTGATTACACCTGATACGCCGCTGAAGTCTTCAAGTGATTTACCAATAACCATTCCCACTGCCGGTGTTGTGCAGGCTGTGGCAAATCCATTGCCAGCTGATACCATCATGTCACCTTTTTGAATGTTACCTGTGACTTTGGTGGGTACTTTACCAGTTAGAGCGATTGGAAGAACGTATTCGCCTTGTTGTCCGGTATTCATTAAGTAACTGGTATTTGTACTTACAACTCCGGCTACTCTGATATCACGCGAAATTTCAGTGATAGTGATTTCATTGGTTCCACCAAAACTGACCACAGTA